ACGCTTGACCGGCCAATCGAAATTTCGAGAGGGAGCCCGGTTCTTTTTCTTTGCGGAGGTGACGAGATGGGCAAGGCCAAGGTGATCTCGATGCCGAAGCGCGACGAGCCGACCGTGGAATTGGACCCGTCGACTCCGTGGGGGTCGCTAGGCTTCCTGACCGAGCGCGACATGCTGCTCGACGACCTGAAGGTGCTCGATCAACGAATCAAGTCGCCGAACACAACCGCAACGGCAGTCGCGGCGTTGAGCAAGCGTAAGCAGGAAGTGTTCGAGCAGATCAAGCAGCTCGACTCGGACGGCGACGAGGGCGACATCCTCGACGATTCCGAGGATGAAGCCTGGGATGTCGGCGGGTAGCCCGGTTGTTCCTGGTGCGCGCCACACCGTTGTCCCGGCGGGGATAGTCGCGACAGCTTGGCCGAAGGTCAGCCAGACGTGTCGGAACATCGGCTGGCGGTTCGATCCGTGGCAGGACGCGGCGGGCCGGCTGATCTTGGCGAAGCGCGACGGTGGCAGGTGGGCTGCCGACTTGTCGATCCTGTCGATTCCCCGCCAGGTCGGTAAGAGCTACCTGCTCGGCTGCATCATCTTCGCGCTGTGCTTGCTGAATCCGCGGCTTCGGGTGATTTGGACGTCGCATCACACGGCGACGACCGAGGAAATGTTCGAGGCGATGAAGGAACTCGCCCAGCACAAGCGGGTGGCTCCGCATGTCACGAAGTGCATCGCATTGCAGGGATCGCGGTGGCGCATCCAGTTCCGTAATGGCTCGCGGATCGACTTTGGGGCGCGCTCGCAGGGGTTCGGTCGGGGTAAGGCGCGGGTCGGCGTGTTGGTTCTCGATGAGTTTCAGCACATCTCGTCTCGGGCGCTCTCCAACCTGGCCCCGACCACGAACACGGCCGAAAATCCGCTGATCCTGTGTGCGGGTACACCACCGGGCCCGGATGCCAACGGTGAGGCGTTCGCGATGCGGCGTAAGGCCGCGCTCGAGGGCATCTCGGACGACACGCTTTACGTCGAGTTCTCCGCCGACGCCGACGCCGACCTGGACGACCGGAAGCAGTGGGCGAAGGCGAATCCGTCGTTTCCGAAGCGGACGAAGGAGCGGGCGTTCCTGCTGCTTCGGAAGGTTCTCGAGGAGGAGGATTTCCGCCGCGAGGCGCTCGGGGTCTGGGGCGAGGTAGCCGTCTCGACGGGCGCCTTCCCGCCCGGTGCGTGGAACGCCTGCCGCGCTGACGCCCCTGACGGTGATCCGGTGGCATTCACGGTTGATATGACGTGGGATCGCGAGTGGGCCGACATAGCGACAGCCATTGGTGACTACGTCGACATCGTGGAACATCGCCGCGGCGCCGCATGGGTCGTGGATACGGCGAAGGCACTGAAGGAGCGATACGGCGACCGGCCGTGGTGGGTCGATCCGAACGGCCCGGCGCGCACGTTGATCGAGCCGCTCCGAGAGGCCGGGATTCTCGTCGAAGAAATGCCGCGAAGCGAATACAAACTGGCGTGTGGCGACTTCTTCGACGCAGTGAATGAGGGTCGCTTGACGCACTCGGGGCACCCGGCTTTGGACGCAGCAGTGGCCGGCGCGGTCGTTTCCGGTGGGCTTGGTGGCTGGGTGTGGGACCGCAAGAAGGGCGCGGTCATCTCGCCGCTGGTCGCGGCGACGATCGCCCGGCACGCAGCACAGCAGGCAGCGGCATTCAACGTGTGGTGAGGAGGCTCGTGAACGTTCAGGTTGCGGGTCTCGTGCTCGCTGCTGTCGGTGCGGCGTTGCTGTGGTCGTCGTGGGCGCTGGTCATCGCTGGCGCAGTGCTCGTGATCGTGCCTGAGCTCGTTGAGGCGGTGCGTCGGTGACGCTCATCGGCGCGTTGCGTGGCGTGCGGAACCTATCGATCGAGGACCCGCGAGTTCCGATCACCGGCGGGACGCTGATCGACTGGATGTCCGGCCCGGCGACGAACGCCGGTGTGGCGGTGTCGGAGAAGTCGGCGCTCACGATGCCGGCGGTGTGGCGTGCGGTGAACCTGATCGCCGGGTCGTGCGCGTCGCTGCCCTTGCGGGCATACAAGGCGAACGATGACACTACGCGAACGCCGCTGTCGTCAGGGCAGGCGTCGGATCTGCTGCTGTCGCCGCACCCTGATCTGACGCCGTTCGAGTTGTGGGAGCAGGTGTACGGGCATCTGCTGCTGTGGGGTAACGCCTACTTGCGGATCCTGCGGAACCCGCTGGGTCAGGTCGCCGAGCTGTGGCCGTTGCATCCGTCGCGGATCGTGCCCGGTCGAGCGTCAGACGGGTCGAAGGTCTATCAGATCGACCAGGATCAGTCCCCGCCGTTGACCGACCGGGAGATCCTGCACATTCCCGGGTTCGGCTACGACGGCATCGCAGGTGTCCCGCCGATCCGCCTCGCCCGGCAAGGAATCGGCCTTGCGCTCGCCGCTGAGGAGTACGGGTCACGGCTATTCGGGTCAGGATCGCTCGCGTCGGGCATCCTGCAGACGAAAGAGCGGCTCACGCAGGAGCAGGCGGACGCGCTCAAGCAACGCTGGAAGGACAAGAACAGCAGCCTGAAGTCCGCTCATGACACGGTCGTGCTCGACTCTGGCGCCACATTCCAGCAGTTGACGATCCCGCCAGGTGACGCGCAGTTCATCGAGTCGCGGAAGTTCCAGGTCATCGAAATCGCTCGAATCTACGGGATTCCGCCGCATTTGCTGATGGATGTGGAGCGTTCCACGTCCTGGGGCACCGGAATCGAGCAGCAGGGACTCGGGTTCATCGCGTTCACGCTGCGCCCATGGTTGACGCGGGTCGAGCAGCGAGTGTCAAGGCTGCTTCAGCCGAGCCGGGTGTACGCCCGGTATCAGGTTGAGGGGCTGCTCCGCGGTGACACGGCAGCCCGCTACGCCTCATACGCGGTCGGCCGGCAGTGGGGATGGCTGTCCGTGAACGACATCCGGCAGTTCGAGGAAATGGTCCCCGTCGAGGGCGGCGACCGTTACATCGAGCCGCTCAACATGGAATCGATCAGCGGCCCGTCCACGGGCGAGACGAACCAAGGAGCCCCCGATGCCGCGTCCGCTTGATCTTCCTGACGAGTGGCGGAAGTTCGCTGCTACCGAGCAGGGCTACCGCTTCCACGGGCAGAACCCCCCGAAGCGCGTCGTCAACGAGCTACCCGCCGGGCCGGTACGTGACGGCATCGCAACGCTTCGCCTGTACGACCCGATCGACTCGTGGGGCGGCGAGTGGGGTGTGTCCGCGAAGGAGTTCACCGCCGCGCTCGACGGTCTCGGCAGCGACATCCACACGATCCAGCTGCACATCAACTCGCCTGGCGGTGAGGTGTTCGACGGCATCGCGATCCTGAACGCGCTGCGGAACCACCCCGCGAAGGTCGTTGGCGTCGTCGACGGCATCGCCGCGTCCGCTGCGTCGTTCATCGCGGCCGGCTGCGACGAGCTCGTGATGGGTAAGAACAGCGAGCTTATGATCCACGACGCCCGTGGGATCTGTATCGGTAACGCCGCAGACATGGCCGAGATGCAAAACCTCCTCGGGCACCTGTCGGACAACATCGCCGGCGTGTACGCCGAGAAGACTGGCGGCAGTGTCGCCGACTGGCGGGCGCGGATGCTCGGAGAAGCGTGGTTCTCCGCTGAGGAAGCGGTCACGGTCGGCCTGGCTGACCGGATCGAAGGCGACGCTCAGCCGACAAACAGGCATGACCTGTCGCAGTTCGCGCACTCCGGCCGCGCCAGCGCGCCTGCGCCGAACCTCGAGCAGCCAAAGAACCTCGACCCGCACGCCTACAGCGACCCTGACGGCGACGGTGTCTGCGAGATCTGCGGCACACCCGAATCTGAACACGATGACGTGTCGTCGATGTCGAAGCGCACTGCCGAGACGGCGCGACTGCGCCACAGGATGCGCGCACGCGAGCTAGGCCTTCCCGCCTAAGCCGCACCCAATAGCAGCCCGGCCTAGCTAGCCGGGTCAGGAACGCCCCGTCAGCCCCTCGGTGATGGGGCGTTCCGCATTCCGAGGGTTCCGTCCTCCCGCCGCGTCCGCGTGCGGGGAGTCCTGTCCGCTACGCGGAAGAAGGGATGGGCCCGATGCCCACAGTGCAGGAGATGCGCGAAAAGCGCGCCAACATCTGGTCGGAGATGAGCGAGCTCATCACCCGAGCAGACGCGGAGAGCCGCGACCTGACCGGTGAGGAGCGCGCCAAGTACGAGGCGGCTGAAGCTGACCTCGACAAGCTCACCGCCGACATCGACACCCGCGAGAAGCACGAGAAGCGCGCCGCGGAGATGGCGAAGGTCGACCGTACTGGCGTCATCGCCGAGCGTGAGGAGCGCGTCGACAACGCGCAGGAGCAGTACGAGGCGGCGTTCGAGGCTTACGTGCGCCGCGGCGTCACGAACCTCAGCATGGATCAGCGCGCCGCGCTGCAGTCTGGGTTCACCACCGTCGAGAACGCGTTGTCCGCTGGCGGTACCTCCGCTGGTGGCTACACCGTGCCTCCGGGGTTCCGTGACGTCCTCATCGAGACGATGAAGTGGTACGGGTCGGTCAGGTCCGTCGCGACGGTCATCCAGACCGACTCGGGGCAGCCGCTGCAGTGGCCGACGAACAACGCCACTGCTCAGGTCGGCCGGATCCTGTCGGAGAACACGCAGCTCACGGAGACCGACCCGGCGTTCGGCACGGCGACGCTCGGTGCCTACATGTACTCGTCCGACTCGGTTCTGGTGCCCTACCAGTTCCTGCAGGACACGGCGATCGACGCTGAGGCGTACCTCGCCCGGATCCTCGGTGTTCGCATCGGCCGGATCCAGAACCAGCACTTCACCACCGGCACGGGCACGTCGCAGCCGACCGGCATCCAGACGAACGCCACTGTCGGCGTGACTCTGCCGACCGGTAACACCACGACCCTCACCTACGCCGGTCTGATCTCGCTGGTGCACTCGATCGACCCGGCGTACCGGTACGGCGCGTCGAACGGTACGAACGTCGACATCGCAGCGTCGAACACGCGAGCGAAGTTCATGATGTCGGACGCGGCGCTCGCCGCGGCACGGCAGATCGTGGACTCGCAGAACCGGCCGCTGTGGCAGCCGTCTGTCCAGTCCGGCGCCCCGGACACGCTCCTCGGCTACTCGGTCACGCTGAACAACGACATGCCGGTGCCGGCAGCGAACGCCAAGTCGGTGCTGTTCGGCGACTTCGAGCGCGGCTACGTCATCCGTGACGTGGTGGGTCTGCAGGTCCGTCGCCTCGACGAGCGGTACGCCGACTTCCTGCAGGTCGGTTGGTTCGCGTTCCAGCGCACCGACGCGACCGTGCAGGACTCGGCCGCCTACGCCGCGCTCAAGCAGTCCGCCACCTGATCGGAGGAGACACGATGGCAGCGAAGAACGAGGAGGTCGCGGAGATCAAGTCCGCGGCGAAGAGCAGCGACACCCCCGTGGACACGGTCCTTGCCGTGTCCCGCCGCGCCGACGGCACCCCCGCGCAGAGCGCCGGGTTCAAGTCGGTCGACCCGGAAGCGACGAAGGCGATCAGCGAGCGTCAGCTCACCGAACTGCACGTCTCGGCGGTCGACCACGCGATCCGTTCCGCGCAGGCGCAGGCGCAGGACGGCGAGGTCGAGGAGGACCCGGTCAACAAGGCGCTCCGTGAGGCGCACGAGGCCGCGGCCGATGCCGGCGCGAAGCGGGCGCAGTCGGAGAAGTACGAGCAGTGATCAAGGTGAGGATCCTGGCCGGGCTGGCCGGTACGCCGTACCAGCCCGGCCAGGAACTCACTCTGCCGGTCGACGAGGCGCGGCAACTCATCGCGCAGGAACGCGCTGAGGCCATCGGTGACGTGAAGAACGCGCGGTCGCGAACTCGCGCTACTGAAAACTGAATCGGAAGGTAGGCGGTCGTGGCGCGGCGTTCGTTCATCGTCCCGGCGTCGGTCCACGGCTACGCGCACGCGATCACTGCGTGGACGGCGCGCACGGGCGGCAGTCAGGTCACGGACCTGCTTGATGTCGATGGCAACGCGACAAGTGTTCTGAGTGGTGCGACGGATCCGCTGCTGTTCTCTGGGCCGGCTGACAGCACCGGGACGTTGTGGCTGCAGATGGGTGACCGGTATCTAACGCCGCGGCGGAAGGTCACCGCTGACGACTGGCCTACAGCCGACGGTAGCGCCGCTTATGCGACGGCTCAGCACGGCGCGGCCCCGGTCGGTGCGGTGTGCTTCACCTGGGACGACGGGTTCGCCTCGCACTACTCGACCGTCTACGCGCTCGCGCAGCAGTTGGGCCAGAAGCACACCTTCAACGTCGTCGCCGGGCTGGTCGGGACCGCGAACTACATGACCTCAGCGCAGATCGCTGAAATAAGCGCGGCCGGGCACGAGATCGCGAACCACTCGCAGACGCACATCGACATGACCACCGCCAGCGCCGCGCAACGCCTGATCGAGATGGACACCGCGCAGGCGAACATCGACGCGATCATCGGCGCAGGCAAGACGACCACGTTCACCTACCCGCTAGGTAAGCGCAACGCGACCACCGACTCGGAACTGTGGCTCCGCTACAAGCGCTATCTGCTGACCTCGACCGGCTGGTCGGCCCGGCTGACTCCGGTCACGCCGAACCGCAAGACCATGCGAGCCGTGCCGAGGTTCTCCCTGGACGGTTCTACGGCGCATCAGTCGCAGGCGATGGAGTTGATCCGCCGCGCCAGCGTTGAGCCGATCGTCGTGTCGTTCTATTCGCACGACCTCGGCGCGGGAGGGTCGGCGACGGTAGCGCAGGTGCAAGCCCTGATGAACTACGCCGCCTCGCTCGGCGTGCCATGCCTGCGGGTTGACCAGGCGTTCCCGGCCGAGCCGTTGCTGATTGACGGCGGTTTTGAGGATGCCTCGCTGACCTACTGGCAGACGACGGCCAGCGATGGCAGCCAGATCGCGGAGTCGGTCGCGGACACCCCGGCGACGAACCTCAACGGCTCCCGGTCGCTGCACCTGAAGACGACCACGGACACGTCGTTCGTCTACGTCACGCAGCAGGTTCCGTTGGTCCCTGGCACGAAGTACACAATCAGCGGGCGGACCCGCGTGGCGATCGCCAGCGGCGCGGGCGGTCTGTTGTTCCGCGTCCGCGAGTGTGATGCGCTCGGGAATCAGATCACCGCCCCATCGTGGACGCTAACGGCGACCAGCTGGAATCAGTACGGGGCGACGACCAACTTCACCGCCGACCCGGCCGCGTGCGTCGGCTACGTGGATGTGCTGCTGAACAACGTCACCGCCGAGGCATGGATCGACCATCTCGACTTCGCCCCGACCTATGAGGGCGTCTTCGGCTGATCCGGTTTCACGCGAAACGCTTACCTGCACTCTTGACCGGCCCTCACCGAGAGGGATCTGAACGCGGATTCCCGCATCCATTCATCTAGGAGGTTGCCGTGCCGATCCCTGCCGGCTCAACCTCCGCGCTCGTCACCCTCAATGACGCGAAGAACCAACTCAACATTGACCTGATGGACACCAGCCAGGACGACGAGCTCCAAGGGTTCATCGACGCTGCCACGGCAGTCGTCGAGGGCATCGTCGGGCCCGTCCTACAGACCACGATCACTGAGGTTCACGACGGCGGCGGCCCGTTCATCGTCCTGAACAACCCACCGATCATCTCCGTCACCTCGGTCACTGAGATGGTCGGGCAGACCGCCTACACGCTCGCCGACGCCGAGATCGACACCCCGACAGGCGCTTACTCGTACTCGATCGACTCCTACGAGCGGGGAGTGATCGCCCGCCGCT